AACAAATATTACAGCTACTTACGAAGATAGTGACGGAACGATAGATTTAGCAGTATCAGCAGATTTAGATAGTATTGGTGCTGGAGATGGTCTTACAGGTACTTCTTTAACTTCAGGTGATCCAGTGCTTAATGTAGTTGGTGGTGATGGTATTACATCTAGTGCAGATGAAATAGAAGTTACCGTAGATGATTCTACTATAGAGTTATCTGCTACAAATGGTAGTGGTGCTGTAAGAATAAAAGACTTAGGTGTTGCTACAGGTAAGATTGCTAACGATGCAGTTAATGGTGATAAGATTGCTGACGATTCTATAAATTCAGAACACTATGTTGATGGATCAATAGACACAGGACATATTGCCGACCTACAAGTAACAACAGCTAAAATAGCAGCAGATTCTGTTACCAATGCAAAATTAGGAGTTGAATATACAGCAAGTGTAGCATTAAGTTCAGGAACTGCTGTTGCAGTAGATACTGCATTAGGAGATATATTTACAATGACAGCAGCTCATTCTCATACTTTTAACTTTACTAATGTTGTTGTAGGAGACGTTAAGACTTTAGAAATTACAGGATCAGGTGGTTCACTGACTAGTGCTTTTGGTACAAGCAACGGAGCATCTGCTACCTTTAATAAAATTGGTGGCACATATTCAGATGCTGCTGCAAAACAAATAATACAAATCAAGTGGACTGCGGTTAACAATGCTTGGTATCAAATTTCACAAATAGCATCATAATGAGAGCAAGAATAGAAAACGGAAAAATAGTTAAATACCCAAAACTTCCTGATACATTTCAAGGAAGCGATAAGCATTATTTAATGTTTGATAAAGAGCCTAGTAGTGTTCACGAAACATATGGGTTTTATGAAATAATAACACCAAGTTACGATAGTAAAACACAATACATATCTAACCTACACACCATAGATGATTACGAAGATGCAGATGGTAAAACCAAAACTGTATTTATATATGATGTAAAAACAAAAACATTTAGCGAAACATTAGCAGAGCTTAAAACAAAAAAGATACAAGAATTAAAAAGTGCAGCTTACAATAAATTAATTTCTACTGATTGGTATGTAACAAGAAAAGCAGAAAAAGGTACTGCAATACCTGACGCTATAGAAGAAGAAAGAGACAATATAAGAAGTTCAGTAGATACAAAAGAAAGCGAGATTAATGCACTTACTAAAAAAGTAGATGCATTTAACTACGATATAAGTTTGTAATTATGCCTATTAATGAAAAATTAATAATACAAGAAGCTGCCTCAACAGGTGATGCAAGTTCAGCAGAAGGTTTAGTATTACACTTAGATGCTAACGATGAAGATAGTATAGAAGCAGGTGGTGCTAATACAGGAGCTGGTAGTGGTACTTGGTTTGATATAGCTAATCACGATTTAGTTACACCTTTAGCAGATAAGGCAAGTAATTTACAATTTCATTTAAATTTTAGTGATACAAGTTCTTATGCAGGCACAGGAACAACATTTAACGATATAAGTGGAAACAGTGTTTCAATTACAACTGCAAACGTAGCAGCAAGTGATTTTAATTCAGATGTACGAGGATATTTTACAATTAATTCAAACACTTCTGGAGAAAGGTGGACTATACCTCACAGTAATGACACACACCTCACAAGTACAAATGGTTTTACACACGAGTTTTGGCTTTATATTGAACAAAATGCAGGTGATGATGCTAACCAATTTTTTATGAAGGGCAACAGTGGTTCAGCATATGATACATATTTTTATTTCCACGAAACTGCAGGTTGGTATTTTCAAGTGGGTGGTATTAGCAGTCATTTTGTACATAATGCAGATAAATTAATGGACCAATTTGTTCACGTTGCATTTACTATGAGTTCAAATAGTAACCCTGTACAAAAACTATATCTTAATGGAACATTAGTAAAAACAGTTTCAGCATCTGGAACAGTAGATAATACTTCAAGTTATACAACAAAAATCGGCTCTGTTGTAGGTGATGTTTCAGACATAACAGGTAGAATATCAAATGTTAGATTATACAACACAGTATTAACAGCATCAGAAGTAGCACAAAACTTTAGACAGGGTAATTTTTTAAGTTATAGTTCTATTTATACTGCAGATTTAGATATGAATTTAGATGCTGCAAACTATACAAGTGGTACTTGGGATGATAGTGTAACAGGTAATAGTGCAAATGTTACTGATGCCCTTTTTGACAAAGAACTTGGCAACTTTTTTACTTTTGATGGTGCAACAAGTGCAGGAGATAGAATAGAATTTCCACACGATGCTACTTTAAATCAAGGTGCAGATATAAGTTGGGAAGTATGGGTTAAAAGAGATGATACAGGGATTGGTACTATTTTAAATAAAGGCACAGCAAGTAGTGGTACATTTCAATACTTTTTTTATTATAATTCAGCTTATGGGTATTTGTGGTATAGTTATGCGCAAGGTGGTGGTATATATAGTGGCAATGCAGCAACAACGGTAGGAGTATGGGAACACGTTGTATTTACAAATGATTCAAGTGGTAATGGCAAAATGTATGTAAATGGAGAACTAACAACAAGTTCAACTTTAGGTGCAAGAGGTGCACCAACAGCAAGTGTCACAAACACGAATGTTTTAAATATTGGTGGTTACGATGCGTTGAATGGCAACAACGGACACGATGGAGAAATAGGAGTTGTAAGATTTTATGATACTGCTTTGTCATCAGTCCAAGTAACACAAAACTATTTAGCTACAAAAAATGATTATCCTAATGGTATAAATGGAGATATACAAGGACCAACATTTCAAGGTAGCTCTACTCCTTATCATTTTGACTTTAATGGAACAGATAATTATGTAGATGTTCCTTATACAACTTTAGGAGATCGAGATTTCACTATAACTATGTATCTTAAATTTGATGATTTATCAACACAAAGATATATTTGGACTAAATATTTAGGTAATCCAAGTGGACAATATGGTACACTTGTACAAAGTCAAGCATCAAGGAATGATATATTGTGGCAAATGTATGATACAGGTAATGGTACTCCAATAAGTATATATTCATCAACAAGTTTATCGACAGGTACTTATTATCATTTATCATTTGTATATGTAAAAGAAACTTCTGCTACGATATATTTAAATGGTTCAGCCGATGGCACAACTTCTTATATTACTTCAAATCCTTTTGCACAAAATTCAGCACAAATAAGATTTGGAAGGTATCAAAGTACTAACGTTTCACTCGATGGAGAAATGGGACAAATAAAAATATTTGACAAAGCATTATCAGCATCAGAAGTATTGGCTGAATTTAATGCGACCAAAACAATTTACGGATTATAATGATAACAGATATAAGGACATATGGACTTTCAGTATTTGCATTAGTATTTAGTTCTATGCCAAAAATAAATATCTACTTACAGACAGCGGTTCTTATATTAACAATGATTTTAGTAATAATACAGATATACCAAAAAACAAAATGAATTTACCTAAAAACGGAACATTTAGATTTTTATTGCATTTTTCAGGTGCTTTACTTGTATTCTTTCTTATAGTAGGCATACTTGTATACTTAACAGAATATACAATACCTGAAGAAAATGCTAGTATTGTAAACACATTAATAGGTATGATAGCTGCCAGTGTAGCTATGATTATATCAACCATTACAGGTAGAAATCCTGATGAATTAGAAAGTGCAAAGAAAAAGATAGGTGTTTTAGAAGCTAGGGTAGATATGTTGGTATCTCAGAAAGACAGCTTAGAACATATGATAATAAAAATGCAAGAAGATTCTATAGATAAATTATCTCTTATGAGTTCTTTCTATATAGATGACTTGCGTAAAAACGTAAAGAAATGAAAAAGATAAAAGATTATGTAATATCTAATTGGAATAAATTAGACTTAAAAACAAAGATGATAACAGTAATGTTTATAGCAACGTTATTGTATATCATAACTTACTTATAAAAATGATTAAACTTAAATATTTTGAATTATCTGAATTTAACAGTCCTGACCAAGAAAATAGTGGTCTTAACATGGATCATACTTTTTTACGGATGCTGGACAGAGCAAGAGACATCGCAAGTATATCCTTTAAAATTAACTCAGGATATAGAAGCGAGGCTCACAATCTTAAGGTGGGAGGAGTGCCTAAGTCTAGCTGGAGTAGAGGAAGTTCACACTTGTATGGATTCGCTGCAGACATTGCCTGTAAAAATTCAAATAATAGAGAGATTATTGTTAGAAGCCTTATTACGGCAGGATTCACTAGACTTGGAATTGCAAATTCCTTCATTCACGTTGACAACGACCCAAACAAAGTGGATGCTCTCTGGCTGTACTAGCACCGTAGGAAGCACATTGACTAATGAAAAAGAAATTTAAAGATACAAAGGTTGGTAAATTCTTACTCGAGAAAATCCCAAATGTCGTTACCAGTCTCGCTGCTGACAGCCCTGCTGGTAATATTGTTCGTACTCTCATTGGTGGGTCAGAAATGTCTGAAGGTGATAAGCAAGTCGCACTTAAAAAGCTAGAACAAGAGATACATGAATTTGATGGCATAACAAAAAGATGGGTAGCTGATTCTGCTAGTAGTAGTTGGTTAGCTAAAAACGTCAGACCACTTACACTTGTATTTTTAACTGTAGCATTTGTTATAGGTTGGTATCTACAATTAGATGAACTATCAATTATAAAAGAATTACTTACTATTGTGTTTTTAGGTTACTTTGGATCTAGAGGTGCAGAAAAGATAATTGGTAACAAACATCATCAATAATGGCACGACAAGCTGCATTTGTATATAGAAAGAAAAATAAAGTCAAAAGACCAAATGTACACGCAAAGAGTAAATCTAGTGGATTAAAGTCTAGTAAAATATATAAGAAGAAATATAGGGGTCAAGGAAAGCGATAACAAAGGAATTATTATTGTTATTAACAATACATTGCCACATAGTACTTCATTATATATCTTTGTTGTGGATTTATCTCCTTTTGTTTTTACGTTTTTCCTATGAGAGCTTTTAATTAAGCTCTCTTTTTTTATACATTTTGTCATTTGGAATTTTTTTATATATTTGTATTATGACAGTATATGAAAAACTGGTAGACATTCAGGGGAGACTGAAAGCACCTAAAAATCAAAGGAACAACTTTGGTAGATACAACTACCGTAGTTGTGAAGATATATTGGAGGCAGTAAAACCACTGCTTACAAAACATAAATTGGTTTTGACTATCACAGATGAAATTATAAATCTAGATAACGTTAATCATGTTTATGTAAATTCCACTGCAAGAGTAACAGATGGCAAATCAGAGATTTGGGTTTCTGCACAAGCTGGTATAGATTTCAATAGAAAAGGAATGGATGTATCACAATCTTTTGGCAGTAGTTCTAGTTATGCTAGAAAGTATGCACTTAATGGTTTATTCTTAATTGATGATACCAAAGATGCTGATGCTACAAATACACACGATAAAACTATGCCTAAGACTATATCGGCTTTACCTGAGTTAAAAGTAGGAACTGAAGCTTATAAAAAAGTAGAGCATTGGATGAAAAAAGGATATACAATGGAAGATGTAAAAACGAAATTTAATGTAAATCCAACAGTAGAGAAACAATTACTAACTTAATAAATTTAATATGGACAACAATGAAAGAAAGTTTGTCGGAGGTGGCAAACAAAATGGTGATTACTATATAAATATATCACTAGCAAAAAGTAAAATAAAAGATCACTTTTTTGAATATAATGGTGAGGAATACATTCGTCTTACTATAGGTAAGAGGAAAGAGGTAGACCAATATGGTAAAACACATGCTGTATGGATTAACGATTATGATCCAAATAAAGCGAAAGAAGATAAAAAACCTGTAAGTGCAGGAGATCATTTACCATTTTAACAATAACGCAAAAGGGGTAAGATTATATCTTGCCCTATATGCACTTTAAATTAATATAAATAAAAACAATAAGATATGAATTCAATGAATAAAACTAAGGAGTATAAATTATTTAAATTTTATAACAATAATAGAAATATAAACAAAAGACACGTTAAGTATTTAAAAAACTCGATTGCAGAGCATGGACAATTTGCATCTATATGTGTTAGAAAAGTAGGAAAACACTATTTTATATCTGATGGACAACACAGATTTATGGCTTGTGTAGAATTAGATGTGCCTGTTAAATATATAGTAGATGATATTTACACACAAGATAGTGTGCTACACATGAATACAAAACAGAATAATTGGGCAACCGCAGATTATGTACATAGATATGCTATGGAAGGAGACGAAACTTATGTATATCTAGAACAAATGTATGCTTTTTATAATTTTTCTTGTAGTAAAATAAACGATGCTTTTAGTGCTAACACATCTAAGCCTTCAACATCTATTAAAAACAGAATATATAAGATTGATAAAAAAAGAGGTACAAAAGTTTTAGATTTAGCTACTGCTTTATTTAAAGAAACAAAAGACAGTATATTTTTAGAAAGTAAAATGATTAGAGTTATAAGAGATGTCATTAGAAATAATCCTAAACGTTTTAATGATAAATTATGTTTAGAGAGAATACCTAAAAAGAAAATACGTATCTATAACAAAGAAACTGATACTTACAGAGAATTTGTAGATGCGTATAATTATCGTACTCAAAAAAATAAAATATACTAACATGACTAAAACTAAATTTGTAAATGTACAACTAAATCTAGATGACTCCTTATCGTTTAAGGAGTCGTCTGTTTTATCTTACCTATGTTCACTTGATAGAAAAGAATATTGTTTTGTGTCAAATAATCATATGTCAGATACGTTAAATATTAACCAAAGAACTCTATACAGAATATTAAATACATTAGAGGAAAAGGAGCTAATTAAAAGGGTAACTAGAAGTTCAGGATTCTATGGAAAGAATAGAAAGATTTACGTTACTCCAACTGTCAAAACGACATATCATAACAATATTATACATAAAGATAAATAAATAATATAATTATATATATAATATATATATATGCAATCATTTTTAGATTTAGGTATAAGTGTAAATCACAATAAGGATCAACAAAAGTTAAGATGTCCTAATTGTATGAGGTTAGGTAAACAAAATTATAAGGATACTTGTTTATCTGTAAATTCAATACAAGGACTTTTTTATTGCCATAAATGTGGCTGGAAAGGAAAAATAAAAGATAATATAGAAATAATGCCAATAACAAAAACATACAAGAAACCATCTAAATCCAATATGATATCCCTTACAGATAAGGGTAAAGCATTTTTAACGGATAGAGGTATTACAGAAGAGGTTATAAAAAATAATAAGATAGTTTCTACTAGAAACGATAAAAGTATTTTATTCCCATACTTTAGAGATGGGCAAATAACAAACTACAAAACTAGAGGTATAGATGGTAAAAGCTACACACAATCTAAAGATGCTGAATCTATTATCTATAACTATGATAATTGTGTAGATCAAAAAACAATAGTTATATGTGAAGGTGAAATGGATTCTTTGTCTTGGGAAGTTGCAGGTATTGAATCTCATACGTCTGTAAACATGGGTGCACCTAATACACAAGATAGTAACATAGACAAAAAGCTAGAGTGCCTAACTAATTGTTATGATGTATTTAAAAAGGCAGAAGTAATATTTATTGCTACCGATGAAGATGAAAATGGTAGAAACCTGCAAAGAGAACTGATTCGTAGGTTTGAATCAGATAAATGCTTTTTAGTCGATTTAAAGCCATATAAAGATGCAAATGAAGTCTTAGTGCATGAAGGAGTAGAAAGTCTAAGAAATCGTCTTAAAACAGCTTCTAGACCTAAAATAGAGGGTATATTTTCTGTAGCAGATGTAGGTGAGTCTATGATAGATGGATTTCATAATGGGCAAGAAAGAGGTTCTACTACTTATGTAAGAGAGATAGATAATGCTTGGACTTGGAGAATAGGTGAGGTAAATATATGGACTGGTTATCAAAACGAAGGTAAAAGTTTATTTCTTAATCAGTTGGCGACATTAAAAGCATATCATGATGGTTGGAAGTTTGGTGTATTTTCACCTGAGAATATGCCAATGAATGATTTATTTAATGATATTATAGAGATGTATGTTGGTCAAACATCCGATCCTTTTTATAAGAAAAATCAAATGTCTATAAAAGAATATAAAGAGGCTATGGAATTTGTGAAGAAACACTTCTTTGTAATTTATCCAAGAGCAGATTTTCAATTACAATCTATATTTGAAAGAGCTAAGTTCTTAGTTAAGACTCAAGGTATACGTAGTTTAATTATAGATCCCTATAATACAGTTCAACACCGAATGAAATCAGGAGAAAGAGAAGATTTATATATATCTAGATTTATGTCTGAGTTAAAAAGGTTTGCACTTAAATATAAAGTATCGGTTCATTTAGTGGCACATCAAGTAACTCCAACTAAAGAAGATAATGGTAAATATGTAAAGCCTGATAGTAATAGAATCAAGGGTGGCGGTACGTTTGCAGACAAAGCAGACAACGTACTTTTTGTATGGAGACCTGAGAGAGCTTTGGATTATTCATCAAAGAAAGCTATCTTTGGTTCACAGAAGATCAAGAAACAGAAGTTGGTAGGAATTCCACAGGAAATAAAAGATATAGAATTTGATATTAAAAGCCAACGATTTTACTTTGGTGGAACGACACCATTTACAAAGATTGATGAACTTAGAAAAGGACATAAAGGTACTTCTGCCAATTAGAATAACAATAGGTAAAAGAAGACTTAGAAGATTTTATCTGAATCTAAACCAATATAGAAATTGGAATACCTTTGTTTCTAACGACATTAAGAAAGCATTTCAAGAGAAGGTGAGTAAAAGATTACATTTTAAATTTAATAGCGAAGTAGAAGTAGATTATACTTACTATGCACCTGATAGCAGAGTAAGAGATTTGATGAACGTAATATCAGTCGTAGATAAATTCTTTCAGGATACAATGACATCTAGTGGATGTATTGTCAGTGATGATACAAAAACTGTAAAAAAGATTACTTGTAAATACGGAGGAATAGATAGAGAAAACCCTAGAATAGAGGCTGTTATAAAACAGTATAACGAAGACTGAAAATTATGTATGTACAATTTTTTCCTATATATGGTTTATGCGTAGGCATCAATTATTGGGATACAGATATGAACGCTGAAGACGATCCACATCCGAAAGAACTTAGTAAAGAGTACATGATACAATTCTTTATAGGAATTGTAGGTGTATCTTTTCATTGGTGGTGGGGAGACTAATAGATAAACTGGCAGAAAAACATAAAGACTGGATACATATGGCAAAATCGTTTGGATGTGATGATGATGCTGCAAATGAATTGGTACAAGGTATGTACATAAGGTTAACCAAATATGTCGATAACGTAGAGAAGATAATGTATGATAAGCAGAATGTAAATACGTACTATGTATATGTAACACTACGTAATTTATTTCTATCAGGATATCATAAATTAAAAAAAGACTTATCTATAGACAATTTAAATTTAGGTGCTGATGAAACATATAAACAGGATTACGAAAATGCATTTAACAAATTAATTAGTAAAATAGAAAATATAGTAGGAAAATGGTATTGGTATGATAAAAAACTATGGGAGATACATTTTAAAGAGCAAATGTCTATGAGGACAATAGCATCTGCTACAAAAATAAGTTTAAGTTCAATATTTAATACATTAAAAAATGGCAAAGAAAAAATTAGATCAGAAGTTAGAGAAGAGTGGTACGAGTACCTTAAAAGCAAAAAAAACCAGTAAAGGTTTTGGTGATACTGTAGAAAAAGTATTTAAGGCTACTGGTATAGATAAAGTGGCTAAGTGGATACTAGGTGAAGACTGTGGATGTGAGGAAAGGAAAGAGAAGTTAAATAAAATGTTTCCTTATGTCAAACCACAATGTTTAACAGAAGATGAATATACCTATCTAGATAAACATTTTAAGGCACATAAATCACAAATAACAATAGATGAACAAGTTGCATTAATAAATATTTATGGTAGAGTATTTCCTAAAGCACCTAAAGTAGAACCTACTAGCTGTTCACCATGTTTTGTAAACAACGTGCTTAGAAAGCTTGAAGATATATATATAGAATATAATAGATAATATGGATACAATTTTAGATGAAATGACAGGATTGTCATACGTACAAAATGATACCAGTATAGTTACTTCTAAAGAAGATAGAAAGTCTATGCCAGTTTACAGTGGTGTATTAAAATACTTTCCTGATGCTATTAGAGAAATATCTAAATGTAGTTATGTGGGTAACAATCAACATAACCCTGATAAAGAATTACATTGGGATAGGTCTAAGTCAGGAGATGAATTAGATGCATTAACTAGGCATTTACTTCAAGCAGGTACATTTGATGATGATGGTATACGTCATTCAACAAAGGTGGCTTGGAGAGCTTTAGCTAATCTACAAAAGGAATTAGAAGAAACTAAAAAATAAGTTATGCCACTTAGAATGAAACCTAAAAAGTACGAAGAGAAACAAGACTTCAATAGAAGATGTATGAACAATGCTAAGATGATATCTGAATTTAATGATAGAGATCAGAGGTTTGCCGTATGTCAATCTATATGGAAAGGTACGTTTGATCCAAGTAAATAGTAATTTAAGATATAATAAGCTTGTAAACGTCCACAAGTTTTGGGTACCAATGTATAATTTAGGGGCAAGAAGGGAACCGTTAATTGGTGCTGTAAATCTTTTATCCTTCTAATATAAAATTTAATGAAAAAAGTTATGCCCTTCCTTCCCCTATGGGTAGACTGGATAGACATTTTGCCAGTGAAAAAAGATAATATATATATAGAAATTAAGTAATAAAAAGTATGCCTAGTGTACCCAAATACTTTTATATAAAATATTTTTCATAGATTTGTGTCATAAGCAAAAATATGAAAGCACTTAAGATATTACTTAGAGTACCACATTTAATTATAGCTTTTATATTATTGGTTGTATTTTGTATAGTAAAAGTATTGCTATATGTAATTTACTATTTACTAGAATATCCCTTAAATAAAATACTAAAAGGGATAGAATCAATATTAAAATATATAATCTTAAAACTATAATATGGGAGAAATAAAAAAACTATTAGAAGAAGAAGAAATACTTGGTGAAGAAGCTAGAGTAAGAATTCAATGGGAAGAAGAAGAACATTTATATGAATCACAAAAAGAAAAGAAATGAGAAACGTAATTACAAATCATATCTTTGAACACTACAGAAAGAAAAAAAAGAAAATAGAAAAAGCTACTACCTTCTTAAGAAAAAACAATTATGTAGTTTACGAAAAGAATAATAGAAAAATTTACTTAAATCAGAAAAAATAGATGATAGTTACTTTAGATGGAGAACTTTGGAGAGAGGAAGAATTGGAAACCAATATGTATGATGATGAGTTTTACTATGGTTATATGGGGAAGAATTCTCTCTCTTCTTCATCTATAAAAGTATTATCTAATAAACCAAATAACTATTACAGGTATGTCAATTCAACAGGTGGTAGTGATACTAAATTCGATTTTGGTAGTTTGTTTCACTGGTATTTATTAGAGCCTGATGTATTTGAAGATAAGGTGTTTGTAGATGTATCTAGAAGATCAGGTAAAGTTTGGCAAGAAGCAGAAGAAAAACATGGCAAAGTATATTTAATGTCAGATCGTTATAAGGTGCAACAAATAGCGGAGCAGTTTTTAACTTGTCCAAAAGTAGAACATATTTTAGAACATAGTGAAAAAGAAGTACCAACAGTTGGTATGATAAATGGTTATTGTTTTAGAGCTAAAGCTGATATTCTTGGTGATGGTTATATAGTAGACTTGAAAACCTGTAGGAATTTAAAAGGGTTTAAATGGGATGCTAGAGATTACGGATATGCAGCTCAAGTATATATCTATACAGAATTGTTCAACATAGATTATACAAACTGGACATTTATAGCAGTAGATAGAAATACTGGTGATTTTGGTTTCTACACTATAAGTGAAGATTTTTATTTAAGTGGCAAACAAATTGTAATGAATGGCATAGAAAACTATAGGTTAATTGAGAAAGG